AAATGACAGGCCTGTCAGTTTGGCGAAAACACGACAAAAACGTCATGGTCTGGATGTTGTACGTAGCGTCATATGGAGAGACAGCTAACGGTTAGGATACCACGACAAAAATGTCACGGAACCACGACAAAAATGTCGTGCCTTTAGACCAGTACAGCACTTAGGATGGGCGGAAAAATCATGACAAAAATGTCATACTTTAGACCACGCTATCGGTTTTACATCCTGGGTGTACCTCAGCGGTTAGGGTATTAAGACCCTGCGCAGGTGCTTCATAACGTGCGCGTAAAGGGGCGAACCTTGTTCACTTAGCGAACCACATTCACGAACCTTGTTCACTTAGCGAACCACATTCACTTAGCTACGTGCGAATCCTGTTCGCTTAGTGAATGGCATTCACGCATTCAACCTACCTACCGATAGGTAGATTCCTTTCCCCTAGGCCGAGACCCCATAGAGATACGGGTCCAATCCATGGGGCGCGCCATAGAGATACGGGTCCAATCTATAAGGTGCGTTAGAGATACGGGTCCAATCTATAACGCGAGGGGGTGGGTGCCCCCTGTTCGGGGGGGTCGTTGGTTGCTTTGCCGGGGAGGTGCTTGAATGAAGAAAGCGTCAAGGGTACGCACCCCTGATTTTCTGGTATGAGATGTGCCCCCTTTATATAGATAGGGAAATAGAAGCCTTAGTGTTTGTGACACCAAGACACCCTTAGCTCGTTAGCCAATAACGCCTTACCTTAGCTAAGAGCTTAGCTTTTCGCCTCTGTCACAGATAGCACTAAAAGTGTGACAAACCGTGTGACAAAAATATCCACCGTTGAAACTATATTTTGGGCATATTTATATTATATGTCACATGTCACAGTAGTAAAAAGTTCGCAGAATAAAAGAGTGGGGAAGGTAAAAATAATAACCCCCCAAACTTATATACTATAAAGTTATCGGGTGTGACATGTGACTTTGTGACAGATTCCGCGATAAACCAGTTTCGCCCGTTCCGTGGAGCTAAGAGTGTCACAAATAGGGGGGGGCTTGTTTAAAATAGCTAAGGGACCCAAATATGGTAGGTATATTTTGCCTCGTCAGTTTTTCGGTGCTATACTGTGCCTATGCGTAGAGAACTTTTTGCTGAGTACCTCATACACCACCCCATGTCTCCTGGAGAACCTCCGGGGGTAACCTTGCCCACTACAGCTATAGGCCTGTACGTACTGGCCGGGTACGCTAGGACGGCGAATAATAACCCCAACATAGCGAAGCGCGGTGCCCTTGCCTTTGGTTCCGAGCCTGGATGGGAGCGTTGGCGTGTGTTCGTGCGTACATTTCCCGAGCTTCGTAGGTGGTTGAGGTCGCCTGCTGCCTTTGTGCCCCCCAATACGTGGCCCCAGGCTTTAGAGGGCATTTTGCCTCGTCACGTAACCCCGCGCAGTTTCGCATTGGGAGTGCTTCCATGCGACAGGCAGCAGATTAGGCACTCACCCTTCTATCGGGGCGCTTCAATGAGGGGCTTAAGGGCGCTAAGCGCATACGCGCACGGTTGGCCTACCCGTGAGGCCGAGCTTGTGGATATGGCATTAGCCGCTCACGAGCTTAAAACTATACCCCAATTCGTAGTGTGGGCGAACAACCCCCTACTAGATATAGTACCCCTACCTTCTGGGCCCGATACTTTTATTGAACGCTCTCGGTGCCGTACCCAGCTTAACCTAGATCCCCTGGGTACCGGTACCAGAGCCTTCAAGAAAGCCCTACCCACCTGGGCAAGAGACCCGTCATACCTAAAAGATTTACCCAGACAACCATTTAAGCCCAGGCGAAGTTCTAAGAAACCGGTTATAGCAGACCTAAGTGTACTGCCTAGACAAAAACGCTGGCAGGTCTAGGAGATGACATGCCAGACAAGGAGAAAGATTGGGATTTAAACGTAGTAGTTACGGACCCAAAAGACCCGGAAGGTCTAGATGGAAAAACTTATGGGATGATCTCCGGCGGAAGAAAAATCCAAGTCGGAGACACGCTGCCAGAGGGTGTAGTAGAGGGGTTCGTGGACCGGGGCGTCCGTATCCTACCAGATACGGGTCCAGAATACACGGTAAAAATGGGAGACCACAAAAGGCAGACCCAAACTCCCAGGGCACAGTTGAGAGAAAACGCCGCAGAAACGGCTCTGCAAAAGGCCGCAAAGAAAAATACAATAGACTTGGATGAGCTACCACCTGGGACGTGGGGTGATAGCAAACAACTAGAAGATTTTACAAAACCAACCAACCCCCAACTTTGGCTGGACATAGACCCCCCAACCGAAGAAGAACTAGAGGATATGGCAAGAGAAGGCCCAATAGATTTCGTAGACACTATACCTTACGAGGGATAACTTGACACGCTAGAGCTACCTATGTTATCGTTCCTGGAGGAGGGAGACGTGCTTAATAACGAGTTGTTACATGAGGTAGAGGAGAGGCTATCTCTACTATATAGACAAATTGACACCGTGCAGGCCTATTTATTGGAACGGGTGCGCGAAGAAGATTGGTCTTCTGTAATCACAGCATCTAGTCAACTTCTATCTATATCTCAAGAACTCGAAAGTGTGTCGGCAATTTACGATAAACTACAGGAATCACAATATGAGTAGAGGAAGCAAACCACCTTCTAGCTCAACGCTTGAGGATTTCTATAAACACGTACCTGCAGATGTACGTAAAGAGATACGGGCTCACCTTCTAAAAGCCCACGTTGAGGGAATGGATGGGTTCATCGAAGCGACCCAGTACATACTGGCGCAACTAATATCTGGAAATATTGCTCCAGATGTAGCAACTGCGGCCAAGGGATATATGGAGTTGATGTTCACAGCTATATCTGCTAAACTTATCCACGAGAGGGAGGAGAAATCAGCAAACCCCTCTACAGTAATGGCGCGTGTAGCAGAAGCTCAGAGGCGCGGAAAGAAGATGATACCGCAGTATACAATAGATGTGGAGGAAGATGGTACCGTAAAGACTACAGCGGAGATAATCAGAGAAGGAGACACCTAGACAGGGAGGCAGGTATGGGTTATATTTCACGTAAAGTGATGGGGCTATGTCTACCAACGGCGGCATTGAAGTGTTGGAAGAGATGATCCTCGGTACAGCCGAGACGGTAGAGCATTCTCACAAGTATAAGATCTTCCTTACTGGAGATAGACGTGAGGAGAGCCTGAATCCAGACTTTCTAATTGAGCTACTGCTATTATTTGATAGCGGTATATTCGATTTAGATACTCTATCTAAATTATTTGACGTGAGTGTTCAAGATATTGTACTATTCACTGAAGACTATCCAGGATACTGGGATAGCTGGGACGAGAGCATAGCTACTATGTGGACAAAATCCCTACAATTCTACGAGGAGGACCTAGAAGATCTTGCATGGATTGCAAAGTATGCTATTAAGAGGGCAGAGATGGCAGTAGCCATGGAGAAAACTCTTATGGAAGCCACTGAGGAGATGGCAGAAGAGTTAGCCGAAGACGAAGGCTGGACAACAGAGACTTTATTTATGCGCTTAGAGGGGCAGGAAGATCAGAGCAAAAGACTAATTATTATGTCTGGCTGGTTCTGCAGATCTGAGATAGGAGGAGAACATGCCGAGTACCCGACAACGTAAACTTCAAACAGACCTGGGGTACGTACCCGCCCTAGTTTACCTGTCCACACCTCACGGAGACTCAACAGTGACGGTTTGGTGCGTGCACCAACAAGAGTTTGAAGACTTAAAAAGCGCGGCAGTGGAAGGCAAGCCCTTTCATGGAAGGAGCTTCGCACTACCTAATGACTGCGAAACCAGCAAGATCATCATGGTGGCTATGAAAAGACCTGAACATGTAGTAGCCTAATGGATGATGACCTTATAAGGCAACTTAGAGACCCACGGGTAACTGTGCCTGAGTTCTGCTCGGTGGTAGACCAGCGTACAGAGGAGATTATCCAATACGACGCAGACCGGGTGTGCCCCAGGCTGCAGCATTCCATACTTGCATTCATGGGGGATACGCCCAGGGATGGAGATGGCATGACCCAGTGGCTTATCGTCAACGCCAGTCGGCAGACAACGAAGTCCACAACTACTGCATTGGCTATGGCAAACCTAGCAGAGTACACACCCGGCGCATTCGCCGCTATTATTGCGGATAAGAAAGAGCGCGCAGAGGACTTGTTCCGAGCTATTTATATTTCTTATGAGCATAAACCCGATTTGTTTAAATACCCATCCATCGCCAACCGAGAGAGTAGGCAGCTAACCTTTACACATAAAGGGAAGATACGTACCTTGGCGGCCAACCAGGAAAACGTAGGTATTGGACGAGGTGCGTCCTACCTTCATATGTCAGAGGTTCCCTTCTGGAACGACCCAGCAGATGTATGGTTTAAAATGGGACCAGCTTTCCGAAACCGAGAGAACGCTGTTATTGTTATGGAGAGTACACCTGCACCTATGTCGGAGCCTGGAGCAGAATGGTACAGGGATATGTGTGCAGAGGCCAGGAAAGGCCATGGGAGATTTAAGTTCCTCTTTGTGCCGTATCACGAATCTAAGTTGAATGAGAGAAAGTGGCACCCTTCTTGGAAACCAGACAGTACAGAGTATAAGCTACTAGAGAAGTATGGACCTCCAACAGGAATGGAGCCCATATCTAACCCTGGAGCCAACTACTTAACAGTAGAAAACCTAGCTTTTAGGCGAAGGGTAATGGAGGAGGATAAACTTATCCGACGCTACCCAGAGCTATTCTTCGTATTCTATCCTGTGAACTCAATTACGTGCTGGCAGCAGCCAGGTGGTGGAGCTATACCGGCTCACGTTTTAGAGAGGCACTTAGAAGGTGAGCTTATATCCTGGAGCCCTCCTGATAATAGGTACATGGAATACCACGAACCACACCCAGATGCTGTGTACGTAATAGGGGTAGACCCTGCAGGTTTTGGATCGGGAGACCAGGCAAGTTTTCAGGTATTAGAGGTGTGGGCAGATGAGTGGAAACAGGTAGCTACCTTTAGCTCAAGCGAGGCCGATCCTCCAGAGGTGGCTAGATACGTATTAGAGGCAGCGAAGCGGTATAATAACGCGGAAGTTGTAGTAGAAAACAATGGCGTAGGTGCGGGTATATTGTCAGTATTAGAACTTGCCTCAGACTACAACGGTGTAGTATTAGTTAATACTAAGGGGGTAGAGAACAGATATCACCTTAAGAATCTATATTATCACAGGAGAGGATCTGCCAGGGCCACGCCAGGAATACCAGCCAGTCAACGAACAAATGCAGAAGCCATGGCAGCAATGATAGATGCCTTGATGGACAACTTAACATTAATGGACGCAGAGACAGTAGAGCAACTAAGATCATACAGGCGGGATAAAGAGCTTGAAGATAGCGAAAAGTTTAAGCTATTAAAACCCGGAAAAGTCGGGAGAGGTAGAAGATCTAAACATCACTGGGATAGGATATCCGCGCTGCTATGGGCTTGTCTAATAGCTAGAGATGTTCCAGCTAGGTATAAACCCAAAACAAATAAACAACTAGAAGAAGAAGAATCTAGAAGGGCAGAGACCCTTAATCTACCTTTTGACCAGTGGACTTCTGAGCAGCAGCAAGAATACTACAAAGCGCAAGAAAGCGCAAAAAACAAAAAGAAACGCAGATCTAAGTAATTTTGTTGGCACACAAAGCTAACTTGCTGTATACTTTTCACCGTGTTACTGAGCAGCATCGGAGGTTCCATGGCTAATAGCCCAAAAGATCCTAGTCCACAAGATCGGTTTAGGAATAAGATTATTGATAATCACAAGAGCCGTATGAAGAAACTTCGCCGTAGATGGAAACGTGCTGCTGAAATGTATCGCACAGAATATTACCATAGGGGTAGTATGGACGACGGTGATTATGTAGTAGAAGACGAAAGCATAACTTTTGAAAACAACTGGTTGTTTGCTTTCGCGGATACGATGATAGCAAATATCATTCCTACTAACCCAGAGTGTACCATCAAGCACAGACGAGCAGAACTAGAGAAGGCTGCAAAGTTTCGAGAACTGCTCGTAAATGACTTACTATATAAAGAGAAAGCCCACAGTAAATTATGGAAGCTAGGAACGCGAGCCACTATTTTCCCCAGGGCATTTATGAAGTGCGTGTGGAGCGAAACGAAAGGAAGACCAATCCTTAGGGTAATTAACCCAGAGTTTATTTTCTTTGATGCAATGTCAGAAGATTGGGAGGACATCCGATATATCTGCGAAGTCACGGTGTTAACCCGTGGAGAGTTTGAGAAGAGAATTAAGAAGAGAGGTAAGAAGGACGGAGTTTATAGGAGTGACGCTCAGGAGGATGCTACCTTTGGCCCCTACCCAAACTGGCTACTAGACGAGGACAGCGATGAAGAAGATGACCATAATATTGTAAGAGAGGGATTCGATTGGATTACTATCTATGAGTATTATGATTTAGTTTCTAGAGAGTTCTTTCACTATATGGAAGACTCCCAACGACCCCTGATGTCTGCAAAGCTGCCCTATTCTAAATTACCAAACCCCTACACTATGTTGTCCTTTAATGATAACCTGAAAGATCTTGGCGGATTGTCAGACGCAGAGCTAGTGTTCCCCACCATCGAAAGACTTAATGAGATGTCATCCTTAGAGTTATGGCACAATAAATCTAGTATCCCAGTCACCATCATTCACTCTGGATTAGTAGATGA